GTGTCGCCAGCAGCAGAACCAACGGCGGCGGTGACAATCAGATCGTTCATGTCCGCATTGGCGTAATCGATGGGGAAGGTCTTGGTAGTGGTGGGATCAGTGTTGGCGAAGTTCACCAGCACGAATGCCTCACCGGCCACGGGCTTGCCGTCATAGCGGGCAGTCGCCTTGAACAGCGTCTGATCCTGAATGAAGCGCGGGATATCAGAATTGCCGTACTCGATGCCCTGGCGCTCGGCCAGCAGATAGTTGGCACCGAAACCGCCGACGATCTCATTATCGGCCAGACGGTCATCCTCCACCTCGATAACAGTGCCACCGATGACAGGCATCATGTTGGTATTGGAGACCAGTGCGGCAGTGGAATCGAACGCCAGCGCCTTGGCACGAATGCGCATGTGGGTTTTGCGGTTCATCACCCAGAACAGCTTGTCGGAGCTGTACTTGGGCTTGGCAACGCCGAGAGCCACGATCAGGGCCTCGAAGAACTCCGCGCCACGGGTGCCGTCGATGTTCAGCTTCACGATATTGCTGGTGTGCAGGTCAGTCCACGCGGGTGCATTGACACCCCAGTCAGCGGGCTGGCTGGTCTGCGCCAGGCGGGTAACGATGCCAGTGGGCATCTTGGTGCCGGCGCCGAAGATGATGGCCTTGTCCAGAGCCTTGGCGATGCCGCCGCCGATAGCAGTCACGATTTCAAATGCCAGCGCGACATCGCTGTCCTGAAGCGCAGCGTTGCAGATCGCCACATAGCTGCCGACCTTGTAGCCGTCCACCTCGATCTGGTTGAACTGCAGCACGACCTCATTCAGGTTCGCACACATCTCAGTCCAGATGGCTTCGGGAATCGCGCCCATGATATTCTGACGAGCGGTGCCGCTGACGTTGCGAACATTCACGAACGGAAGCAGTCGGGAAGTGCGGGCAACTTCATCGCGGATCAGCTCCAGCATGACCTCGGGGATGGTCAGGCCCACGCCAGTGACGGCGCGCTTCTGCTGAATGGCGGTGCGGATTTCGGCCAGGTAGTCCTTGACTTCGTCGCGAGTAACGATATTGGCCAGCCGGTCACGGGTGGTCATGACGACATTGGATTCGCGGGTGTTGATCATGGTCTTCTCATCCTTTCTCATTTCTTCTGCGGGCTTCTGCTCGGCAGGAGGGTCGGTATCCTGAGCCTCTTCCTCGGCGGCCAAGTCCTTCTCCAGATCCTCGATTTCACGCTCCAGGGCGGAGACGGCCTTATCGTGCTCGGCCTTGTCGTTGTCGAAATCGGTGACCATTGCCTCGATCTCGGAGCGCTGCTCCTCGGTCTCAACTTCATCAATGGCCTTGATCAGCTGGGCCTCGCGTTCGGAGAAGTCCTTGGAGCGGAGCGCTTCCAGCTCATTCTTCTTGGTATCAATTCTTTTCCTGAGAAGCAGGGTCTTCAGAGCCATGGTTCAGTGCCTCCTTCATTCGTTCTTTCCATGTGGTAAGCTCTCGGGCTTTGATTTCATCGCGCTCAGAGCTTCGGGCAGAGATGTTGGTTTCCTTGTAGGCAGGAAAAGTGCAAGCGGACACCTCGAACAGGTTCACATCCGTCAGCGTCCAATGGTAAGAGCCGTCAGGTCGTACTTCGGTTTCCTCGCTGACAATCTCGAATCCAAAGGAGCACTGGTCAACATCGCCGCGCTTCACACGCTCATACAGGTTCATAGCATCAACATCGTTCGGATTGATGGTGATGTCGCCCCAGAGACCATGTTCGTCCTCTTTCAGTTCCAAAGTATGGGCCTTGGTGCGACCGAGAACCAAAGTCGTGTCGTGGTTGACCAGAGCGCGGATGTCCCCGCCCAGTGTCCGAGAAAAAGCGCCCTTGGCAATGCTCTCCGTCATGCCGGGCGCGATTTCGTAAACATCGGAGAAGGTGGCGAAGTAGCCGCTGATGTGCGGCACGCGCTCTTCGCTATCCTCTCGCGTTTCTTCCCGCGTCTCAAACTTTGTTGCGACGCTTCGGAGCTGCCTTAGCTTTTCGCTCATCGTTGTTCTCCTCCTTCCTCGCGGGACAATCGCCCGCCTGATCGGTCAATACGCACCAGCCTTTGCCAGAACACCAGCGCTGGTGGGCGCACATATCGCCGACCTTCTCACATTTGATGTACATCCGTTCATCATACTTGGCGTAAGGGCACGTCAGTTTTGCAGGCTTCATTGTCAATCACCATCCTGTACAAGTTTCTTTTGCTTGCCGATCATATCAACTGGGATATAGTTTTCGAGCACTTTGTATTCCTTCAAGCCCTTTGGCGACATGTGCAGTCTTTCGCGCCATTCGTCACCGCACACATAGCCTCGGTCAGCGCCCGCCAGTAGGATATCGCTGGTGCTCTTAAGGTCGTAGTCCATGAGCGACCAGAAGTTGAGCAGCAGATACCACTTCGGAGAAATAATAAGTGCCCGCGTCATTTCCTGCTGGATATTCAGCGCTATGGCCCGAATCTTTGTCTGTACGAAATTATTCCATTCGTCGCGCTTGAAATCTCCTACACCCAAGAGGAAAGCAGGAACACCCAGCACAGCAGCAACTGTGCGCTTGTCCAACTCCACGGTATCCTTAATGGCAAGGTCGGCAAGGGACAAAGGCCGCACCTGTTCAACCTGAAATTGCTCGGCAGGAATAAGCCAGGGTTCGCCGGTGCGCTGGGGCTTGACGTAGCTTTGCAGCAGCTTCTCGCGCCCCTCCGGGCTGGCAAATTCCTCGGTCAGCGCGTCCACCTTGACGATGATCGACGGCTTCCATTCGGACGCCATGAAAGCGTTCTCGGTCTTCTGGGCCTGTTTCAGATTGTTGGCGATGTCCTTCAAGAGTATAGTCACGCCCCGGCCTTTCCACAAATAGCGCGGATCCGGATTGTAGACAAAGTGCATGACGTCTTCGGGATTTCTCGGCTGCCCATCTATGCACACCGAATACTCTTTGTAGCTGCCCGGTTTTGGCTTGAACGTGACGCGGCTGGCCGCTATAGGCTCCATACTCTGCAAGATGCCTTTGCTTGTATGCGGTACGACGACGCTGTTACCATTGCCGTGGAGCAGCAAATTCATCACGATTGCCGTCATCCACTGACTGCGCGTCATGGTGCCGTTCGGAGTAATGTCAATCATCCGGGACAGCTCATTGACTATCCGAACATCGCCCTCGTCGGTGTTGCTCATCAGGTAGATGGTCATGCTGCCGATCAGCTCCGCGATACGTAGACAACCGGTCATGATTTCCGGGTTATCGCTCAATCTGGTATAGCCAGGGACGCACAGATCACCACTGTCCAACCACACCGCCACACCATTATTGGGAGTGGCGTCCCTTTTTCGATTTCCGCGCAGAATGCGCTGTATGATATTCATGTTTGTTTACGCACCCCCAAACCACTTCTTTGCTCGGTTTTTCTTTGCAGTACCCTCCAGCATCCGCACACAGGCAAATACTGAAGCGTCAAACAAATCGATACGATGCTCAGGTTGCACTTTATCGTACTGGATCATATCGTCCGTTTTCTCGATTGCCCTAACGTTTGCAACGCAGTATTCATAAGCTTCTGAGTGCAGATAATACAAAGTGCCGTCTTTTGCACTCTTCTCAATATGCCTGAAACCTTTGCTTTTGAGCATATAGAGCTGGGGTTGATTTACGATGGTGAAGCCGGCACCTTTCATGAGCGGTATGTATTCTTCGCCAGCGAATTTCATATCGTGGCCGATTTCCCTGATTTTGAAACCACGCTTGCGCATCTCCACGAACCAGTTCACGATGTCAGAGTAATTCACGGTAGGGCTGTTGCACATCGTCAGCCAGCCATCATCCTTCCACCCAAATAGGGGAATGTCGTCCTCGTCAGCTTTACGCGCTGCCTCTGTGATGGGAAAAAACGCATGGGTGATGATGATGTCCACGCCTTTATACTGACCATACAGTGCAGCGGCAGTCAGGTCGTGTACTCTGGACAAATCAGCGCCACCATACCACTCAATTGGCAAACGCGCCAATTCATCCATCGTCCATTTATAGGCGGCATCCGAGGTCTTGAATTCATTCAGATCGAAATAGGCATTCATGGCCGTGGTGTAGACATTCAGCGATCTTGACAAGAAATCTTTACGCTGTTGAGGATCATTTTGCGCTTGAAGTGCATCCTGCATAATATCCGACGGGCGAATGGTCACGCCATAAGACGGATTTGCCTTCTGGTGCTGAAGCTCATTGGTATAGTCCACGTTGCCCTTCTCGTCCTGGTCGGCCCTGGAAACAAACACAAACAAACTGTCATCATCGACTAAGCCATTGACCACTTTCACGGCATACTCCAAACGTCGATAGCAGAATGAATTGACGTTGTCGCCGGCGGTGGTAATGCCAATCATCAGTTTGTTGGTGTACGCTTTCATGGCTTCTTTGAAGCGGTTATACTGGCTGGCTTTTTTGAAAGCATGAACCTCGTCAGCAATGGCAATGTTGCAGTTGAACGAATCCTGTGCATCAGGGTTTGACGCCAGGGCTTCAATGTCAATAGACCCGTTTGGCCTGCCATAATCATCCGTAAAAGACATCGAAATTGAATGCTCGGCGTTGTTATCGCGCACACGGAAATCATCGATCATTTCTCGATATCGCAGAGTATAGAGAATGTCCTCGAAGCTCTGACAGGCCTGCTTCAAAGATGCGGCGACAATGTAGATTTTTGCGCCGCTCTTGCGTTCAAGCAGCGCCAAGGCAAAAGCTAAGGCTGCTATGAACATTGTTTTTCCTGATTTCCTTGGAATAAAAATAAACGCCTCTTTGAATCTGCGTTCACTCTTATTTTTGAAATAGAATCCTACGACGTTGTAAACGATAAATACCTGCCATGGCTGGAGCAATAGCGGCGTATTCGTCAGCGGCTTACCGTCGAGTGTTTCTCCCTGCTTATGCACCATGAAACGCTCGATGATATTGCACACAAAATCCGGCTCCTTTGTGTGCAGCTTGAACTCGCTGCGCTTTAAATCAGACAGGAATCGTCTTGCGGCGGCGGCTATTTCGGCACCGCATACGATTTCCCCGGATGCGGCGGCTTGAGCGTACTTGATGGCGACTTGCTTATAATGCTTTTTCTTAGCCAAGTTCTCTCAGCGCCTTTGCCAGTGCGTTTTCTTTGGGCTTCTTCATGGCCTCTTCATTGATGCGTTTCAGCCCCGCCGGAGTTAGCCCAAGGTCACGCCAATAAGCCAGCGCGTCCCTGTTCAGATCATTCACCATGCGCAGGAGAGGATTCTGCTCAAGGTTGGTAGCGCCGCTTTTGTTCGTATGCTTTACTGCCGCATGGCCGCCAGACTTTTTGAAGTCCGCCTGGGTTTGGTCCCGCTTTTCAAGTATACCGGCCAGCGTCATGATGACGTCATCGAAGAAGGGCCTATACGTCCCAGCCTCGACCGTACTCTGTTTGATCCTCTCAGCCCACTCGTCCTGGGTCATACCGTCACCTCCTCGTTGAACCCCATTTCTCAAATTTTTTCCGCAGTTGGAAATGTTTACCCTGCACCGGCCCCCGGAAATGGGCACAAATCCCGCCGACCGGGCGGGCCCCCTGTCCCGATTACTCAGTCAGGATTTCCACCGGAACGTCGTTCGCTTCGCACCATCGCGCCACGT